TATCATACTTTCTCCTATTGGTTGAATTATTAGGGGGCGATTATCGCCCCCCACTTTCAACCCAACATTGAAACTATTTATCAAATAAAGTTGGGTTTTTTAGTTTATCAAGTTGCTCTTGCATACTATCGACTAGTCTTATGTAGTTGTCGATAATACTATGAGCGGCGTCGATTTGGTTTTGTTGCTCTTTTAGTTTATTAGCAATCTCTTCCATAGTCTTATTAACAGCGGTTGCATATCCAACCATTGTTGTTTTTTCATCTATTTTCATAGACCTCCTTGTTGGAAAACATTATGATAAAGGGGGGCGAGTACGCCCCCCACATTGTCGACTGAACTAAAGTTGACAATCTCTTTTACTTGTTGTCAATGTGCCAAAGTATTTCTTGAAACTTTGATTTTGCAATTCTAGACAACCAGCGACCTCTAGTTTCATTCGCTGCGTTCACCTGCAGTCCGATATGTTTCTTAACATCGTCAAGAGTAACTATATCTTTCTGTAAGAATTGATGCCTAGCAAAAACCTCTCTGTAATTGTCTTGGGTTATTTCTCCCATTCCAATCGCTGCCGCTCCTATTACTAGGTAGTTGGTAGCCCCTGCATAAGGTAGGTTGAAAAAGTTCAAGGACGTGCCTTGTTCTTTGTCTTCCTTATTATAGCAGATAGTTTGATAGTCTTTGATTTTGCTTAAATCAACACGTAAGGTCATAACATTTTCCTCGTTGGATTGTTTATATCTTTCTTGGTAGACTTTCTATTTCGTCCCCTACTGTTGTTTCGGAGTGTCGAGGTTGTCGGTCTGTTGCTCAACCAAGCTTGATATAAGTATATATCTAAACTAATTAAAAGATAATACAAGATAATAAGTTAATTTATTTTAATTAGTTGTGGATAACTTTTTATTTATTATTTGTCTTAATCTCGCCCTATTCTTTTCACGTGAAAAGAGAAGAGGGCAGCGAGGTCAATGGTTCGTTGCTCTCTCCTCCTCGATAACGATTAACGAAAAGGTAACCCCTACTCTTTCTCAAAGTCGAAACTGTTTTCAAATGACCCCCTCCCCCATATTTCGGGCGGGCGGTTTTCTGAGCGAGGCTTTAATTAGTGATTTATACAAACATATAGTATAAAAAAGATACAATGAATCCAACAGCCGAAGAATTAAAGCTGCTATTACGAGAACAAGAACTAAAATTAAAATTAGCAGCCCAAGATAATTTTTTAAATTTTGTAAGAGTAATGTGGCCTGAGTTTGTTAAAGGGCCCCACCACCTTAAGACTGCTTCAAAACTTCAAGATTTAGCAGATGGTAAAATAAAACGTTTAATTGTTAATATGCCACCAAGACACACTAAATCAGAATTTGCATCTTTTTTATTTCCTGCTTTTATGATGGGTGCTAATCCTAAATTAAAAATAATTCAAACAACACACACCGCAGAACTAGCTTACCGCTTCGGTCGTAAGGTTAGAAACTTAATGGGAACAGGAGAATTTCAAAATGTTTTTGATAATGTAATGTTAAGTGCAGACAGTAAAGCTGCAGGACGTTGGGAAACAAATCATGGCGGAGAATATTTTGCTGCCGGTGTCGGTGGTGCGATAACCGGGCGTGGTGCTGATCTATTAATTATTGATGATCCACACTCCGAGCAAGATGCATTAAGTGATAGTGCTATGGATAATGCTTATGAGTGGTATACCTCTGGTCCTAGACAACGTTTACAACCTGGCGGGCGCATTTTAATTGTTATGACACGTTGGTCAACAAAAGATTTAACAGGACAATTGATGAAAGCACAAACAGAACCCAAAGCCGATCAATGGGAAGTTGTAGAGTTTCCTGCTATTTTACCTAGTAATGAACCTATTTGGCCACAATATTGGAAGTTAGAAGAATTAGAATCTGTTAAAGCATCTCTTTCAGAACAAAAATGGCAAGCACAATGGCAACAACAACCAACCTCTGAAGAAGGTTCCATTATTAAACGTGAGTGGTGGAAAGTATGGGAGAAGGAAGATATACCAGATTTAATACACATTATACAAAGTTATGATACGGCGTATAGTAAAAAAGAAACTGCTGACTTTAGTGCAATTAGTACATGGGGAATATTTTTTCCTGATGAAGGAATAACACCACATGCCATGTTAGTTGATTGTAAAAAAGGTAGATGGGATTTTCCAGAATTAAAAAGAATTGCTTATGAAGAATATCAATACTGGGAACCTGAAACAATTATTGTGGAAGCAAAAGCATCAGGACTGCCCTTGACCCACGAACTACGGACCATGGGAATTCCAGTTGTTAACTTTACACCGAGCAAAGGAAATGATAAACATGTACGTGTTAATTCTGTTGCACCTTTATTTGAAGCTGGTATGGTATGGCGTCCAGATGAAAGATGGGCAGAAGAGATGGTGGAAGAGTGTGCAGCTTTTCCATTCGGTGAACATGATGATTTAGTAGACAGTATGACCCAAGCTATGTTAAGGTTCCGTCAAGGTAATTTTGTTGTTCATCCAGAAGATTATCAAGATCCACCATTACAAATTGGTGTACAACGAAATTATTATTAGGAGGGCTTATGGCCGAGAGTAGAGTAAAACAACTAAAAGATCTTTTAGCCGATGCAAGAGCGATAGGGGATGATGATCAAATAGAAATTCTTGAACAAGAATTATTTTTAATTAATCCAAATTATGTAGGAAAATATAATGAAGGCGGTTTTGCTAAAGGTTCAGCAGAAGGTTCCGTTATAAAAATGAAACCGATGAGAATGCGTTCAGGCGGTGCAGCCAAACGTGGTTATGGAAAGGCTAGAAGATAATGGCTGTCGATAGAAAAATTTCAGGAGTATCAAATCCTGATTTAACTGTTGAAGAAGATGTACAAATAGGCATTAAAGAAAATCCTTTTGGAGAAGAAATAGATGCAGCTATAGAAATTGAAGAAACAGATGAAGGTGGTGCAGTTGTTGACTTTGATCCGTCATCCAAGCCACTTGAAGCAGGTTTCGCAGACAATTTATCAGAATTTTTAGACGAAGGTGTATTAGGAAAAATAGCAACCGATATAGTTGGAGAAGTAAAGTCGGACCGTGAATCACGGCACGAGTGGGAATTTGCATACACCAAGGGATTAGATTTATTAGGATTTAAACATCAAGAACGTTCCGAGCCATTTCAAGGAGCGAGCAGTGTTACTCATCCACTATTAGCAGAATCAGTTACACAATTTCAAGCATCAGCATTCAAAGAATTATTACCACCAAGCGGTCCCGTTAAAACAAATATTTTAGGGGAAGAAACACCAGAAGTAGTGGCACAAGCAGATAGAGTTCAAGATTATATGAACTATCAGATTACAGATAAGATGGAAGAGTATACACCAGACATGGATCAATTACTTTTTCATTTACCACTTGCAGGATCTGCTTTTAAAAAAGTTTATTACGAAGCAACTAAGCAAGCGCCTATGGCGAAGTTTATTCCCAGTGAAGATTTAATTGTTAATTATTTAGCGACTGATTTACAATCAGCAGAACGTGTTACACACATTGTTAAAATTTCTGAAAATGATTTATTAAAACAACAGGTTGCAGGTTTTTACCGAGACATTGATGTACAAACTAGTAACGAAGAAACAAGCATACAGAAAAAATATAATGAGCTTGAAGGTGTAGAAAAAGTTGGTTATGATGAAGAGGTATACACTCTATATGAAATACATTGCGATTTAGACATAGAAGGTTTCGAAGATAGAGACACTACAACTGGCGAACCAACTGGTATTAAGGTACCATATGTGGTTACTGTGGATGAAGGTTCAAATAAAATCTTATCCATTTACAGAAACTTTAAAGAAAACGATCCACTTAAAAAGAAGATCGAATATTTCGTTCACTACAAATTTCTTCCCGGTCTTGGCTTTTACGGTTTTGGTCTTATCCATATGCTCGGGGGCTTGTCAAGAACGGCTACCTCCACGCTCCGTCAACTTATTGATGCGGGAACATTATCCAATTTACCAGCAGGATTTAAATCCAGAGGACTGCGTATCGCTGATAATGATAACCCCTTACAACCAGGCGAATTTAGAGATATAGACGCTCCAAGCGGAGACTTACGTTCAGGATTAATGCCTTTACCATACAAAGGTCCGGATCCAACTTTATTTAATTTATTAGGATTCTGCGTTGATGCAGGGCAAAAATTTGCAGCAGTAGCTGATATAAAAATTTCGGAGACTAATACAAACGCTCCAGTCGGAACCACCCTCGCTATGATGGAACAAGGCGCTAAAGTAATGAGCGCTATTCATAAACGTTTGCACTATGCACAAAAGCATGAGTTTAAATTATTAGCAAATGTCTTTGCAACGTTCCTCCCTCCTGAATATCCATACAAAGTAGTGGGTGGAAATCAAATGATCAAACAAACGGATTTTGATGAGCGAGTAGATATTATTCCAGTTTCAGATCCGAACATGTTCTCGATGTCTCAACGTGTAGCGTTAGCACAAATGCAATTGCAAATGGCACAAGCTTCACCTGAGATACATAATTTGCAAGAAGCTTACCGCCGTATGTATCAAGCATTGAATGTACAAAACATCGAGGCTTTATTACCTCCTCCTCCTCAACCAGAACCTATTGATCCTGGTATAGAAGATGCGATGGCTTTAGGTTTAAAACCATTACGAGCATTTGAACGTCAAAATCATCAAGCACATATTGATACTCATCGTGCTTTTATGTCTAGCTCTTTAGTTAAATCTAATTTACAAGTATTAGCATTATTACAAGGGCATATTTCCGAACATGTAGCATTAATGGCACGTGAAGAAATTATGGCAGAAGCTGGACCACAATTACAACAAATGCAAATGCAAATGCAACAAAATCCTATGATGGCTCAAAATCCACAAATGCAACAACAGGCAGAGCAAGTAAAACAACAGATAGAATCTCGTATTGCGGAACGTATTGCTGAATTAACTAACAATATGGTAGCAGAAGAACAAGATATGTTAGAAGCGGAAGGAGCTGATCAGTTAGTAGCTCTTCGTGAAAAAGAATTAGATATACAAGCAGCAGATGTTCAACGTAAAGTTAATGAAGGTAAAGAAAAGATTGCTTTAGATCAAATGAAGTTTAAACAAAAAGAAGAGCTTCAAACTGAAAAAATTGATTCTATAGAAGACATTGCTGAATTACGTGCTAGGATAGCATTAGAAAAAATGAATAAGGATAAAAAACGTGAAAGATAATTCAGATCTTATATATAGAGAAATCTATGAGAAGGCTCGTGCTTCTATTAAGCAGGAAAAGCTTAATCCTATTGATTTCGCCACTGCTTTAATGAATGTATCTAAGCTTATATTAGTAGAAGAGGTAGGTGTTCATGAAGCACAAATCTTATTTGATTTTGCTAATAAAAGTTTTATAATAGAAGCTGAACAAATAACATATCACTAAAGGAGATATTATGGCATTAGATAATCCGAAACCAAAGTTCATCAATGGATCTAAATATCCAAATGCAAAAATGACTGTGTCTACTGATATGAATCCTTACGCAGGATCTAATGTCAATAAAACAGAAATTGCAGATGTTTATTCCGCTTCCATGGAAGGACCGAAAGTAAAACAAAATTTAGGTGCAGGACCTAAAGGACAACGTAGTAAAGTACAAATTAAAAAAGTTCCTTTTAAAGGGACATTCTGATATAAACTAACTCTCAAAAGGAGGTCTTATGAATTTAATTAAAGATCTATGGGAACACATTAAAGAGTGGTCTCAGTGGAAAATGAAGGACTGGATTAAAGCTGCTATTGTAGCGATCGTGGTTCTTTGGGTTCTAAGCTGGATGACAGGCGGGGCTGCCTAGACTATGGTCTGGCAACTCTTAGCAAAACCCTTACTCGGCGTGGCCGCAGACACGGTCCGTGGCTTCGTCGAGACAAAAAAGGCTAAAGCAGAACTTAAAGTTACAGAAGTTAAAGCAGCAACCAAACTCAAACAAGATCAAATAGCCGGGAAAGTGAAGTGGGAAACCACAGCGGTGGATCAAATGAAAGGGTCGTGGAAAGATGAGCTAATTTTAATTTGTCTTTTGGGGCCTGC